CGCTAACCAGGTTGCTGTGTGGCCTGGATGCTCCTGATGAGGGGGATTTTATTGGGCTACGGGGTGATGCGCTCCCACTGGGGGCAAACTCTTTTATTCTGCCAGGGTTAACCGGTGAGGAGAATGCGCGAATGATGGCAAGTCTATATGGCCTGGATGGCGATGAGTTTTCACATTTCTGTTATCAATTGACCCAGCTTGAACAGTGCTATACCGACAGGGTGAGTGAATATTCTGTCACGATGAAAACGCATCTGGCATTTGCCATTAATTTACTGCTTCCCTGCCGCCTTTATATTGCTGATGGCAAGCTGTACACCGGGGATAATGCCACACAGTTGCGTATGCAGGCGGCGCTAGCTTGTCAGCTGCAACAGAAAGGGTTGATTGTGCTAACGCACAACCCTCGGCTTATTAAAGAACACTGTCATGCGTTTGGCGTACTGCTGCATGGAAAAATTACAATGTGTGAAGATTTAGCGCAGGCAACTGCGCTTTTTGAACAATATCAGTCAAATCAGGCGACGATTCAAACTGAAGATTATTCCTTTGATATATAATTAGTAAATATACGGATAGAGTGTGGAAAATTCAGAACGTATTAAAAAATGGAAAGAAGAAAGAGCGAAGGTAGCACAAGAAAGCCGAGCCTCGCGGCTACAACAAAAAGAGGATGAACGCGCCCTTCGCCAGACGGAAAAATCGGCCGATGCAAAAAGTCATCATAACCCAGACGCCGGGTGGTCTGCGACGGATGCTGATTCTGTCCGTAGAGCGTCATTAGTTATTAAAGAGCGACGTGTTCAGCAAGCCAAGCAATCGCTACGTCGGCTCTTTCTTTATATTGCTTTGCCGCTGCTGGTTATTATGCTTATGTCGTGGATTTTAACATCGCATTTTTATAGTGCGGATGCCACCTTTATTGTGCAAACTGATGCCAGCCAGGATAATTTTTCTGGAACATCTTTCTTTGGTGCAGGCAATAAGATGTCGGAGGGCTTTCAGGTTCGCGAGTTTATACTTTCGAAAGAAATGATGGATCGGATGGAAAAAGAGCTCGGTTTTTTATCTTATTTCGCGCAAGACGATATCGCATTATTTTCCCGCTTCCACGCGCCGCTGGGTATTAATGATGATCCTTATCGTTACTATTTATCAAAAGTCTCGGTTGCTGTCGATATTCAACAGGGCATGCTGCGTTTAAACGTGAAGGCACGGAGTGCGAAACAGGCTGAGTTTTTTGCCCAGCGCATTCTGTCTTTTGCTGAACAGCACGTTAATACCGTTTCAGCGCGGATGCAGAAGGAACGGATTTTGTGGCTGGAAAATGATGTTAAATCGGCCCAAGAGAATCTGGGGGCAGCTCGACTTGAATTGCTAAAAATACAGCATATACAAAAAGATATTGACCCGAAGGAAACCATAACCGCTATTTATCAATTAATTGCTGGCTTTGAAACGCAGTTGGCGGAGGCGAAAGCGGAATACGCGCAATTAATGGTGAATGGTTTGGATCAGAACCCCCTTATTCCTCGCCTGTCGGCCAAAATCAAGGTACTGGAAAAGCAGATCGGCGAACAACGTAACCGCTTGTCAAATAAGTTAGGGTCGCAAGGCTCTTCAGAAAGCCTGTCCTTATTTGAAGATCTTCGCCTGCAGAGCGAGATCGCCAAAGCACGCTGGGAATCTGCCTTACAGACCTTACAGCAAGGGAAGCTTCAAGCTCTACGTGAGAGACAGTATTTGCTGATCATTTCTCAACCGATGGCTGAGTCTGACACCACTCGCTATGCCGATGGAACAAAGTGGTTACTGTTCTTCGTGTTGCTGGGCATCACGTACCTGGTGACTTCTCTCCTGATAACCATCAGGCGGATGCGTGAATAAGGCTGAGTAAGGAAATATAATGAGCTTGCACTCTACATTTAAAAAAATATCGCCAACCACCCTACTCAAACAAGAGGATTGGGAGGGGCTATGCCTCTATTTCAGTCAGCATCCCGAAAAAGTGCGAGATAGTGCTGGAAATGAGCAAAACATTATTCTCTTCGCTATCGCGTGTTTGCGTAAAGATGAAACAGATGTCGGGCTGACTTTGTTGTCTGACCGTGTGCTGACGGCAAAGAATGGCCGTGATTTATTACGACGCTGGGTTATTTCGCCACTGGCATCATCTCAACCGGACGCTGTACTACAGGTAGTTAATAAACTGCTGGCGGTGAATGTGTGCCAGCCGGAGGATGTCCTGCTGGTCGCGAGCGTGCTGCTTAAGAGTAAACAATATGCGACTGTTGCTGACTTAGCCGAGCAGGCATGGCTCGCTTTTTCGGGAAATAGCCAAATTTTTGCCCTCCATTTGCGCACACTGGTACTGATGGATAAAGAGTTACAGGCAATCTCGTTGGCCAGAACACAGGCGCAGGAAGTTCCCCCACGGGGAGATATGATTGCGACCTGCCTCAGTTTCTTAAATAAAAGCCGCCTACCAGAAGATCATGACCTGGCCCGCGCATTGCTCCCTTTCTTCGCGTTAGAAAGGCAGGAGTCGGCGGGGCTGGCGGTTGATACGCTGTGCGCTGTCGGTAAATATCAGGAAGCCATTCAGACAGGGGAATCCGCATTAGCCCGTGGGTTGGATGGTGCAGCACTGCGTCGTAGCCTGGGGCTTGCTTACTATCAATCCGGTCGCAGTCGGGAAGCGAAGCTTCAGGCCGCTGAGCATTGGCGTCATGCCCTGCAATTTAACTCTGATAATGTACGTATCGTGACCCTGTATGCCGATGCCTTAATCAGAACGGGTCAGAATGAGAAAGCCATTCCGTTACTGCAGCAGTCGCTCGCGACTCATCCTGATCTTCCTTATGTCAGAGCAATGTATGCCCGAGCACTGCGCCAGGTTGGGCAATACACTGCTGCCAGCGATGAGTTTGTACAACTGGCAAGGGAAAAAGGGGTGACGAGTAAATGGAACCGTTATGCCGCGGCGGCATTGTTACAGGCGGGGAAAACAAGCGAAGCGGAAAGCGTCTTTGAGCACTATATTCAGGCCAGAGCAAGTCATCTGCCTCAATCATTCGAAGAGGGGCTGCTGGCGCTTGATGGGCAAATATCTGCCGTTAATCTACCGCCTGAGCGCCTTGACTGGGCATGGGAAGTTGCCGGCAGACAGTCCGGTATCGAGCGCGACGAATGGGAACGCCGGGCGAAGTGGGGCTATCTTGCTGATAATTTTCTCCTCGACTGGCTTGAATGTCGGGGAGAGCAGGCTGATGAACCTATGTACCGATTGGCCGACATATCGCATGTCGAACAGTTTTTCCAACGGCTACAACTCGATCAGAGAGGCTGCATTATTGTATCGGCTCATCTGGGCGCAATGTATGCCGGGCCGATGATCCTGTCCTTACTGGAGATGAACAGCAAATGGGTGGCTTCCACTCCTGGCGTGCTCAAAGGGGGCTACGGCGAGCGATTGATTTCGGTTAGCGATAAAAGCGAAGCGGACGTGGTCAGGGCCTGTATGCAGACCTTACATAGTGGACAGTCGCTTGTGGTGGCAATAGACGGCGCGCTGAATTTGAGTGCGCCGACTATCGACTTTTTCGGTCAGCAAATCACCTACTCCACATTTTGCTCTCGTCTTGCCTGGAAAATGCATTTGCCTACCGTTTTCAGTGTTCCGATATGGAAAAACAGGCATATCCATTTTGTGCTTGAGAGGATGGTCGATCCGCTGAAATTTGAAAGCCAGCTTTCATTTACCGAACGTTGGAAGGAGAATTATCTGCAGTGTGTTACCCGGATCCTGCAAAGCGATCCGGAAAATCTGCGTCTTTCCGGTGGGATTTGGCGAAACATTATACGTAGGGATAGTTAATAAGCGATTTAATTGCGGTAGATGAAAATTTGTACTTCAGAGCTGAAAATGTGGTATTAACCCAGATATCAGTCTGCAAGTTGCAAGTCACCATCAGTAGCACAACGAGTCCCCTCAAACAGGCTGTCTGCCATGCCTTTGACTCTGTTATATATTTTTCAGCTTCTGTCAGCCTTGCATCTCATAAAACATTCCTGACATTTATATTAGGGCCCTATCCCAATTCGTGTTTTTGAACATTGCCCCTCCCTGAATCATATTCCCCCCGGCAGCTTTAATCTACCAGGGGGATCCTTATTCGCTAGCGTGCCATTAACGCAAAGACACCCCAGCCTAAGTATTCACGTGTGTAATTGACATGGCGTTTGGGCGCAACAGTCAGCTCCTTTCGGACTTCCTGTACAAAATCATCATCAGGGTTATCCTCCAGCCAGCGACGCATGGTTAGCCATTTCGCCGCCTCGTATCTGTCCCAGCCTTCCTGGTCTGCCAGAACCATTTCCACCAGATCATAGCCCCGCTCGTCAAAAGAGGCTACAAGGCCCTGCAGGGTGAGGAAGTCTGCCACGGATGAGACGCCACAAGCCTGAGCAATCTCTTCCGTCGGAGGTACCTGACGCCAGTATGGTTCACCGATAAGCATAATTCCTCCTGGCTTCAGACTCATGGCCAGAAGGTTCATCGTCCCTGCGACGCCGCCTGCAATCCAAGTTGCGCCAACGCAGGCCGCGATATCACATTGTTCATCCGCGACGTAACCCGCCGCGTCATTATGCACAAAATGAACGCGTTCACTGACACCGAGCTCTTCTGCTCGTAACTTGGCCTGCGCAGTAAAAAGTGGGCTCATATCGATGCCTGTACCGGTAATACCGTAATCGCGTGCCCAGGTGCAAAGCATCTCACCCGAGCCGCTGCCCAAATCGAGAACGCTCATGCCTGGTTTCATGCGCAACACGCGGCCCAGCGTGGCGTATTTTTCCGGCGTGAACGGGTTATGAATGCGGTGTTCGCTTTCGCTGATAGTAAAAATACGTGGAATATCCATTAATTTACTCCTTTTTTTAGCTGTGTATTCAGGGAACGCCCTTCCGGGGATTTTGATTTTTCTGCCAGCAGAGCAAAGAGCTTGCCCTCAAAAGTCTCGCTGACCGGCCACTCGCTACTGTCCGGGTGTGATAGTATTTTGAAGCCCGCGTTACCGAGCAAACTGGCATATTCGTCATCGCGCCAGGCCGTCATCTGACTGCCAAAACGGCTAATGCGACCGTTTTCATCTATCGCCCAGAACTGCGTTGAGCTGGTCTGCGTTTCTTCATCCCAGGCGTTTTCCGTCAGCAGCAGATGAGATGCCGCAAGGAACAGTCCGTGCGGACAACGCTGCCAGCTCGCCGGCGCCATACCCTGACGTTTAACTTCATCAAAAGTATGAACTTCAACAAACAGCCTGCCGCCTGGTACCAGCCACCGGGCACAGCGGCTGATAAGGGTCTGAGCGTCAGTGGCACTGAAAACATTTAGCTCTCCAAACGTCATCATGATGAACTCGAACTGTGTCTCCGGCCAGTAGGTGCGAATATCCTGCCGGATGTAGTCAATGCTCAGACCGGCGGTTTGCGCCTGCTGACGAGCCCACTCGATGGATGCCGGTGAAAAATCAACGCCCGTACAGCAATATCCACGCTCCGCCAGCAAGTGGGTGTATAAACCCGGGCCGCAGCCGATATCCAGAATGCGTGCACCAACCAGTAGCTGACGGGCAATCCACCCAACCTGCTGTTCAATTACGATCTGTCTGCGGCTGGCCCAGTCATGATCCTGCGACAGATGGTTTTCCAGCATGCGCTGGCTAAACGCCAGCTCTTCCCAGGGTATTTTACTTTCAGCTGCAGACAGCTGCAGCCGACCGGAGGAAGAAATGAGAGTACTGATATCCATAATGCTCTCCTTAACGGTTATCGGGCTGTGAGCGAACGTTGTTCAGCCCGGTGGTGTTGATGCGGTAAGGCTGACCGTTGACGGACTTGATCAGTTTTTTGGTTTTGAGCTTTTTGAAAACGGCGAGAGTACAGTCGGCGAGCAACAGCCCTTCGCGGCTGTAGCATTCAACAGAGGTAACGCGACCAGAAGCATCGCGAACGTGCACAATACGTCCACCTTTTGCGAGCACATGTAAGGTACGCTGTTCCTGACGGGATAAATTCATACTGGAAAACCTGTTAATCAACATGAGCAAAAACGAGCCAACATCCGCAGATGTTCGCGTAAAGTTTAAGCGCAGCGATAATCAGTCCGTTCTGAGCAGAACAGAAAACTGATTATCTGATGATTACATTCTCCAGCATCAAAGCCTCGGTGAGAGTTGAAAGGTATTTACGGCATGAATAATAACAACTGTTTTTTGTAATGAAAACACAGGAGAGAAAAAATGTGATGCGGGAGGAAATTTCAGAAGGTAATGCTGGCGACTTTTATTGCCAGTAAGTGAACTTGTCAGCCCGCATTAGGTTCTGATCGGTCGCGGTCGGACTGGAAAAGAAGAAGGCCACTTTGGCTTTCTCTTTTTTGACCTCATTTGCGGCCATATCGACCAGTATGCCGCCTAACTGTGCAGGGCTTGTGGGAGACGTCGGTGTTCTGGTAGCTCAGACCGGTTATCCCCCGCTAAAACTTATCTGCGTACGCTTATATCAGTACTGTGGGCTCTGCATTGTTCAGTATTAAAGACTACTTTGGAGTAAACTTTAATTCCCGTTGCTTCAGCCACTTATCAGAAAAATCCTGTCATCGATTTGAACGTGGAAACTTATACCTGCATACTGTATATACATACAGTTATTTTGAGGTATAACATGCTGCACTTTATTCCCATAGCATCCATTCCTGAAGCACTGACAATCCCTTTGTTTACAGAGAGATGTGCTGCCGGTTTTCCTTCTCCAGCAACTGACTATACAGAAGAAGAGCTGGATCTGAATGCGTATTGTATACGTCGCCCCAGTTCAACTTTCTTTGTTCGGGCCATTGGTGATTCGATGCGGGATATGGGGCTGCATTCCGGTGATCTAATGGTGGTCGATAAAGCCGAAAAGCCGCTACAGGGTGACATCGTCATTGCAGAAACAGAAGGTGAGTTTACAGTCAAACGTCTGCAACTTAAGCCCCGCATCGCCCTGCTTCCCATGAATCCTGCATACCATTTTTAGTATAGTTAAAACAGTGTTTTATGTTTAAAAACAGCGAGTTAGTATTATTAAGTATTTGTCCGTTTTACGCGTTTTTAATGCCCTGCCGCCAAAATGCCGCCATAAATTAGCGCTTCCAATTGAGGTTGTGAAGCGGGTTTTTTGTCACGGCATCTTCGAGGTGGTCAGGGGCAAAGTGAGCGTAAACCATCGTCATTTTTATATCGGCATGGCCCAGAATATCGCGCAGTACCAGTATGTTTCCGCCGTTCATCATAAAATGGCTGGCGAATGTATGGCGCAGTACGTGAGTGCACTGGCCTTCTGGCAGTTCGATACCAGCTCGCTTTACTGCACGCTCAAAGGATTTTCTGCATGGCGTGAATAACTTCCCCCTGTTTTTAGGGAGTTCATCATACAGTTCCTGAGATATTGGCACGGTTCGGTTTTTCTTGCCTTTGGTCTTGGTATAAGTGATGCGGTATTTTGATAGCTGATGGCCCTGCAGGTTTTCGGCTTCACTCCATCGGGCGCCAGTTGCCAGGCATATTTTTGCAATCATCAGCAAACTGGGACTCTGCGAATCAGCACAGGCATCCAGTAGACGTTTAATTTCTTCCGGTGCCAGGAACGCCAGTTCGCCCTCTGCGATTTTGAATGTTGGCAGCCCAGCGAGCGGGTTGGGTGCTGGCCAGTGGCCCAGCTTTTTCAGTGTGCCAAAAACAGATGATAGGTTACGTTGTTCAAGGTTTACCGTACGGGGCTTAACTGGCGACATAAGCACGCCATCTTCATTTTTTACTTCACCTTTTAACCGTGCTTCCCGGTATTTCGTAAAATCGCCTGCGGTTAACTCTGAGGCAATGGGATCGCCCAAACCATTACAAATAATGCTGAGTTTTGCCAACAGGCGTTTGGGGTCTGCCAGCGTCTGCCCATAAAGTGAATGCCACTGCTCAATCACTTCTGACAAATGCCGCCGATCTTCTTTCTCCCCCAGCCACGGTTTTTTGTTCACCTCATCCATGGTGTGGTTTTCGAATGCTATGGCCTCGCCTTTAGTCGCAAATTGCTTGCGTACACGCTTGCCATCCCGTCCGTTCGGGTAGCATTCACACAACCATTTTCCGTTAGGCTGTTTTCTGATGCTCATAAGTTAGAGGCTCTTGATTACTTTGACTGCACGCCCGATAGCTTCAATGTCGTCGACCGAGCATTCAAATGATGTTTCATCTTGGTGAACTACAATTTTGTTGCCTGGAACGCGAGCGATTTTGACGATGCTTTTAACTCCGTCCATATCGACTAACCAGAAGCCATTACTGACTTGTTTAACAGACGTATCCACAACAAAGCTATCAGTAGCTGTTTTTACAAACAAAGAGTTGGATGAGTCACCATCGAGCAGTCTGCTATCAAGAAGAATTTCATCACTTGGCTGCAGTTCACCGTTCTTCAGTTCAACATGTTTGATGCTAGGAGCAACAATTTTAGAAAGTGGTCTTACCGTGACGGAGGTTTCGTTTTTGAGATTTCTTTCTTCGTTCTCACACGCATACATATCTCCTTGGCCCGTAGCCAGCCATAGAAGGGAAATTCCTGTTTCAAGAGCGCATTGAATTACCCATTCAGCAGGGAAACTATCCCTTAAGTATCTGTTAGCCATAGTGCTTTTTGATACTTCCAGATGTTCGCAGAGCTGCTGTCGTGAGCTGAAATTGTAAGCCTTAATAAGCCTGTTAATCGCATCGCGCCCACCACTATCATTCCCTGCCTTGATTAAACTCATAATCAAACCTCTTGACGTATATAAAAAGTGATCTTAATATCCGCTCATGGTTTGAAAAGTAAAATCAAACCACATAAAACAAGATAAAACGAACCCAAACTAAGAGATACTGCACTATGAGTACTGATATTTCAATTCGTGTACCAAAAGAGATGGCAACGCCTGCTGAGTTCGCGGAGTGGGAAGGTATCTCCCGTGGCTCGGTGTATCAAAAAATTCACCATGGTCAGCTTGCTAAGTACATGGTGAAGAAAGAAAAAAATAAAGGACGTGTAAGCCTGCGGTACCTGATGTACAAAACCGACCAGGTTCGTGAGTCTCTGGGTCATTCCAACTTCCGCGTCATTGTTGGTCAGTAAGTTCGATTATGAGAACTTTCTAAGGGGCTTGCATGTTTGATTATAAGATTTCCAAACATCCACACTTTGACGAAGCCTGCCGGGCTTTCGCGCTGCGTCACAACATGGCGAAGCTGGCAGAACGCGCGGGAATGAAAGTCCAGACGCTGCGTAACAAGCTGAACCCGGAACAACCGCATCAGCTCACGCCGTCGGAGATCTGGCTGCTTACCGATATTACTGAGGACTCCACGCTGGTAGATGGTTTCCTGGCACAGATTCACTGCCTGCCATGCATACCGATGAACGAAGTGGCAAAAGAGAAGCTGCCGCATTACGTCATGAGCGCTACTGCTGAAATCGGACGTGTTGCTGCCGGTGCTGTATCGGGTGATGTGAAAACTACTGCAGGCCGCCGCGATGTTATCAGTAGCATCAACTCAGTTACTCGTCTAATGGCACTGGCTGCCGTTTCCATGCAGGCACGTTTGCAGGCTAACCCGGCGATGGCAAGCGCGGTGGATACCGTGACGGGCCTCGGCGCTTCATTCGGTCTGATCTGAGGTGGCTATGCTGACTAAAGAACCATCTTTTGCATCACTTCTCGTTAAGCAAAGTCCTGCAATGCACTGCGGTCATGGCTGGATTATGGGGAAGGATGGCAAGCGCTGGCATCCGTGCCGCTCTCAGGATGCGTTGCTGGCTGAGCTGTCCGCTAAAAAGCAGGGGAAACCATGGCTATTGAAGGTGATGCTGCGACTGTTCCGCTAAGCGCTGGCCTCCGTCTTAATGGGTTAAACCACATCGCGGAATTAAGGGCGAAAGTGTTTGGCTTAAATATTGATTCAGAACTGGATCGCTTTATTAGCGATATGCGGGACCAACGGGATATTAACCATGAGCAGAATAAACGCGCACTAGCCGCAATATTCTTTATGGCAAAGATTCCGGCGGAACGTCATAGCGTCAATGTTAGTGAACTGACGACTGACGAAAAGCGGGAGCTGATTAAAGCAATGAACCATTTCCGTACAGTGGTGAGTTTATTTCCAAATCGGCTAGCCATGCCGAATTAACCAACAACCGAAATTAAAGGCGTAAACCCGCCGGGCTTCTTATTGCCCAAATTCAGGAGAAACAACAATGCGAAATATTGAAACCCGAATCACCAAAACAGGACCAGATGATGCTGGCCTTAACCAGATGCTGACTGATGCACGCATGGAAGAACGCCGTGGACGCGCTGATGTGATGGCAGCACGTCTGGACTCTTTGGCTGCCCGTATCGTGTCACGTCAGCTTAACCACACGGAAGCGGCTGAGCTGCTGCGTCAGGAAGCGGTGAAGATTCAGAACGAAGCGCAGGAGATCCACTGATGGCTGATTCAATGGACCTCGTACAGCAGCGCGTTGAAGAAGAACGCCAGCGCCACATTCACACCGCCCGCAATAAAACGCCGGGCGTTTCCCGTGTTCTCTGCATTGATTGCGATGCACCGATCCCGCCAGCACGCCGCCGCGCCATTCCGGGCGTGCAGTGCTGCGTCACCTGTCAGGAAATCGCAGAGCTGAAAGGCAAACACTACAATGGAGGTGCTGTATGAATACCGATAAGATGACAATTAGCCAACGTGCAAATCAATGGCTTGATAATGACTACTTATTTATTGATACCGAAACGACCGGGTTGGGTGATGATGCGGAAATAGTTGAAATATGCATTATTGATAGTCATGGGTTTATTATGCTTAATACGCTTATTAAGCCCACTAAGCCTATCCCTGATGAAGCAATAGCAATTCATGGAATTACTAATGAAATGGTTGCTTTTGCCCCTGCCTGGACTGATATATGCGGGGCAGTGGAGGAACTATTTCGGCGCTTTGGGTTTGTTATCTATAACGCCGATTTTGATCTCCGGTTAATTCGTCAGACCTACGCATTGAATGAAAGACCTTCTGAAGGTGCGCCATGGATGCTTGCTGCTCATTCTGTTTGCGCGATGAAGCTTTATGCAGAGTATCGAGGCGAGCCGGGACGATTTAATGGCTATAAATGGCATAAGCTGGTTGATGCTGCTGCGCATGAAGGTGTTGTAGTTGAAGGTAAGGCGCACCGTGCTTTAGCTGATTGCAAAATGACGTTAGGGCTTGTCCGTGCTCTGGCTAAAGGTGGTGCTAAATGAGCACCATCCTGAAATGGGCGGGAAATAAAACCGCCATCATGCCGGAACTGATTAAGCATCTGCCTGCAGGTCAGCGACTGGTGGAGCCGTTCGCCGGTTCCTGTGCTGTGATGATGGCAACAGACTATCCTCATTATCTTGTCGCGGATATTAATCCAGATCTTATCAATCTCTATAAAAAAATTGCCCTTGATTGTGAAGCTTTCATATCACGCGCAAAGAATATTTTTGCGATTGCGAATAGAGAAGTTGCTTATTACAACATTAGGCATGAATTTAATCATTCCTCTGAAATTACTGATTTCATGAAAGCAGTATATTTCCTTTATCTCAATCGTCATGGTTATCGTGGACTGTGCCGCTATAACCTGAGCGGTCATTTTAATGTCCCTTACGGTAATTATAAAAATCCGTACTTCCCTGAAAACGAAATACGTGCTTTTGCAAAAAAGGCACAACGCGCAACGTTTATCTGCGCCAGCTATGATGAGACGCTGGCAATGCTGCGGGCGGGGGATGTGGTTTATTGTGATCCGCCATATGACGGCACATTTAGCGGTTATCACACTGCCAGTTTTACCGGGGACGATCAGTACCATCTGGCGTCTATTCTTGAACGCCGGTCATCAGAAGGTCATCCGATTATTGTGTCCAACAGCGACACCTCTCTGACACGTTCCTTATATCGTAATTTCACCCGCCACCGCATCATCGCAAAGCGCAGCATGGGTGTGGCTGCAGGTGATGGTAAATCTGCAACAGAAATCATCGCTACGAAGTTAGTGCGCTGGTTCGGTGTTGATTTGGCGTCTGGTCCTGATGTCTCGGTGGAAACTGAGGTGCGGGCGTGGCAGTGAGTAAAATCACATTACATTATGCACAAACCACCGGCGGCTCGAATGAGGCCGCCGCAGCCTTTCCATGGAATACCCCAAAAAAAGCGGTTAACCCGTATCTGGACCCGGCGGAATTTGCGCCGGAGTCTGCGCTTTCAAACCTGATCGCTCTTTACGCTGTGGATAACGAGCAGGAGCAGTTGCGCCGTGAGACGCTGAGCGATGAGGTCTGGGAGCGCTATTTCTTCAATGAATCCCGTGATCCTGTCCAGCGTGAAATGGAGCAGGATCGGCTGATTAACCATGCCAAAACGGCGCGCGAGCAGCAGCGTTTTAATCCCGATCTGGTCATTATTGCCAACGTGGGCGCCCAACCGGCGCATATCAGCAAGCCTCTGCTGGAGCGGATTAAATATTTCCATAGTCTGGGCAGAGCAAAAGCTTATTCCCGCTACCTGCAAAAAACAATCAGGCCGTGTCTTGAGCGGCTGGAGCGCGTGCGCGACAGTCAGGTATCTGCCTCTTTCCGGTTCATGGCGAGTCATGACGGGCTGGAGGGGCTGCTGGTACTCCCTGAAATGAATCAGGATCAGGTTAAACGCCTATCCACGCTGGTTGCGGCACATATGAGCATGTGTCTTGATGCAGCCTGCGGTGATCTGTTTGTCAGTGATGATGTTAAACCAGAAGAAATTCGTCAGGCATGGGAAAGGGTTGCTGCAGAGGCCATGCGCCTTGAGGTCATCCCGCCTGCGTTTGAGCAGTTGCGCCGCAAAAAGCGCCGCCGTAAGCCGGTGCCTTATGAACTGATCCCACCGTCGCTGGCCCGTATGCTGTGCGCGGACTGGTGGTATCGCAAATTGTGGCAGATGCGCTGCGAGTGGCGGGAGGAGCAGTTGCGCGCCGTCTGCCTGGTCAACAAGAAAGCCTCACCGTATGTCAGCTACGAAGCCGTGATCCACAAACGCGAGCAGCGCCGCAAATCGCTGGAGTTCTTCCGCTCGCATGAGCTGATCAACGAAGACGGCGACACGCTGGACATGGAAGACGTGGTGAACGCCAGCAACAGCAACCCGGCGCACCGCCGTAATGAAATGATGGCCTGTGTTAAGGGGCTGGAGCTGATCGCGGAAATGCGCGGAGACTGCGCGGTGTTTTATACCATCACCTGCCCGTCACGCTTCCACGCAACCCTCAACAACGGCAGGCCTAATCCGAAGTGGACCAGTGCCACTGTCCGGCAGAGCAGTGACTATCTGGTTGATACGTTCGCCGCTTTCCGCAAGGCAATGCACAAGGCCGGGCTGCGCTGGTATGGCGTCCGCGTTGCAGAGCCGCACCATGACGGCACCGTGCACTGGCATCTTCTGTGCTTCATGCGCAAAAAAGACCGCCGTTCCATCACCGCGCTGTTGCGTAAGTTTGCCATCCGTGAAGACCGCGAGGAGCTGGGCGCCAATACCGGGCCGCGCTTCAAGCCCGAGCTAATCAACCCGCGCAAGGGTACGCCGACAAGCTACATCGCCAAATACATCAGCAAGAACATCGACGGGCGCGGGCTGGCTAAAGAAATCAGCAAAGAAACCGGCAGATCACTGCGTGACAGCGCCGAGCATGTCAGCGCCTGGGCGTCACTGCATCGTGTCCAGCAGTTCCGTTTCTTTGGTATTCCGGGGCGTCAGGCATACCGCGAGCTGCGCTTGCTGGCTGGTCAGGCGGCGAGAGTGCAGGGCGAACGCAAAGCGGGTGCGCCGGTACTGGATAATCCGCGTCTGGATGCGGTACTGGCGGCGGCTGATGCGGGCTGCTTTGCCACCTATATCATGAAGCAGGGCGGTGTGCTGGTTCCCCGCAAACATCACCTTGTCCGCACGGCATATGAGCTTAACGATGAGCCGAGCGCCTACGGCGATCACGGTATCCGTATATATGGCATCTGGTCCCCGATTGCGGAGGGCAAGATTTGCACGCACGCGGTGAAGTGGAAAAAGGTTCGTAAAGCCGTTGACGTTCAGGAGGCGGCAGCCGACCAGGGCGCTTGCGCCCCTTGGACTCGGACTCGTGGCAATAACTGTCCCCCTGTTGAAAATCTGAACAAATCAGGGGGTGATTTACCCGATATTAAAACCATGAATGAGAAGGAACTGCAGGATTATCTCCACAATATGGGCCAGAAGGAACGGCGGGAACTTACAGCCAGGTTGAGACTGGTAAAACCGAAGCGGAAAACAGTATACAAACAGAATATTTCGGAGCAGCAACGCCTGCAGCTTGAGGCAGAACTGACAGCCAGAGGGTTTGAAGGTAGTGCATCTGAGATTGATTTGCTTCTGCGTGGTGGCAGCATTCCGTCAGGTGCCGGGCTACGGATTTTTTACCGCAACCATCGACTGCAGGAAGATGACAAATGGCGTCAGTGATACTGACGGCAAGGCTTTAACAATTCATGCTCTTAACGACCTTCGTAAGAACGTTCTCATTGACGGATAAAAAATATTTTACTTTTGGATATCAGGGGTACACTGTATATATAAACAGTGGATATACATACAGTTAATGCGTATCCGAGGTCGTGATAGGAGGGAAGATGCAGGACTATATTTTGGAGTCGTTGAAGCTCCAGCGCATTGATTTTTTTATTAAGCTTGTAGCGGCTAGTGAGTGCAGCGACGAAGAAAAGCGGCTGGCTATCCAGTGGGTGTCAGAACTGACCGACGAGCTGATGGCGAAAATCCGCAGCCATGAATACTGCCGGTCAATGGACGTAACCAGTTAAGGGAAATCTGTATGCGCATTGAAATAATGATCGATAAAGAGCAGAAGATTAGCCAGGCTACACTGGACGCCCTTGAATCCGAGCTTTACCGTAATTTGCGCCCTCTGTATCCCAAAACAGCAATTCGTATCCGCAAGGGCAGCGCCAATGGTGTTGAACTGAGCGGGTTAAAACTGGATGAAGACAAAAAGCGAGTGATGGAAATAATGCAGCAGGTCTGGGAGGACGACAGCTGGTTACATTAGCGAACGTTGCGGACGATAAAACTGGTTTTTACCGTCCGCAAGGTTGAACAACGAGCCACGTGAGGCGTTAGCGCTGTTGTGCATGTCTATGCCGCATGAAATCGCATGATCGTTTGAGGATCGTTTTTGCTCAGGCCCGCCAGAACTGGCGGGCTTTTGCTTATGTCATGCAGGTGCATGAAAACCACTACACAAAGCGGGCAGGCGTGGCGGGGATACGAGCGCGCGCTCAGCGTCTCACGTTAGGTCCAAAGTCCTTGCAAGCAAAAAAGCTTACCTTTATCTTTCAATTAGAATTGTCTGCAAAAAAGTAAGGAAATCAAATGGCAGAGAACGGCCCTATTGAAGATTTGGCGAAACGCATATCGGAGGATCTACTGAGTCGATTTAAGTGGCAGCAGCATGGCCCCTGCGACCGAGATTTCCTTTGTGATGATGAGGCTAAACATAAGCCTGAAGGTAAGAAGCAGAAGCACACGCATCCTGTAGATGTTGTATTTAGTTATAAAGACCCATATTTAAACAAAGTTATTTATTTAAATACTGATTTAAAAAGTTATAAAGCAGGTTCAATAAATGCGTCAAAAATAGAATCTGCATTGGCGTCATTAGCAAAAACTATTGAATGTGCTCGCTATAGTCCTGAGTGGTCAGAAAAATATAATTTTTCTCAAATTGACTGTGAAGTTCGCGGTTTACTGTTTGTTTTTAATCATGATAATCAGTTGCAGCATGATTTTTATGAGTTTTTTAATCCTCCCAAACCCGCTAAAGGAAGAAGAGATAAGGCTGTCAACTTAGAAAAGATTCCTTTATCCGCAGGTCAGCAAATTCATATAATCGATCCGTTTCTGATTAATTATATGTTGGCAATAACGAATGATATGAATGATTTGATTGCCAAGAAAGAGTTTCCTGATGAAGAATATGGATTCTATTACCCTCAATTGACTTTTCATAAGGTTGCTGTGACTGAAAAATATCTTCCAGCTACTATAGAAGTCTTGTCATCACCTTTCATGGTTATCAAACATGGTGCTGTTTATAAATTTAACAGAGCTAAAGGTATTGAGGAGGAAGTTTATCCAGAAGGGTTTGTTGTGTATTACAACAAAAAAGGTAACAGCGACAATGAATTCTTTTATTTGTTAGATATTTTGTCAAATTATCAAATTCTTGATGGTATAAATAAAATTAGGATAAGGCTGGCATATCGAGAAAAAGATGAGAGGATTCTCTCCCATTTTCAACGGGGAGTTGAAAAATATGCGCATGAGTATGGGTTAGATGAAGAAGCTAAAAAGAGGCTTGAAGATTTAGACGTTAAAGTTGTGTCTACAGTAAAAGAATTCTTCTCTGCAGAAGTTATTTCTTGGGAGCCGAAATGAAAAATATTCACAGCGTAACTGATAAAGCTTTGTATGATGCTTTAAACCAAAAGCAAATTACCCTAAATGAAATTCAAGACCTTTTCTTAGAGAGAGGAACGATTATATGTAAAAAAACTCCTCGAAAGGAATTGGCAAGAAACTATTCTCGAATGACTCATGATTATTACGAGCATCAAAAAATTGCAACCCTGCTAGGTGGCCAGACAAGGACCGAAAAAATTACATGTGTAAGAATTGAGACTGGTATAGATAAGAAAGGTATTATAGACGCGGCAGAAAAACTTAAGAAAGAAATTACCGGGCAGGATGATTATTGTAAAATAATCGTGGATGGGCCGCGAGTTCTGATTAATATTAGATATCTTTCAACTAATTATGGAAAAAGTGATTTCAAACAGGCTATTAATAAAGAGGCGTTAATTGAAATTGAGCCTCTTGATGATGGTTACAGTATCCGTCGTCCAGATAATGAAAACCTTGACGATTACGAGGGGCTTTTACTGGGGCACATCAGCGCTATTCAGAACGAGCAAGCGGATGATAGTAACCTTGATTTAAAATTAAACGAAATTTCACTCTCTCACAATACATCTGCTGATGTTAGAACTTTATTCTTCGATAAATTAATCCGTACACTTGATGGCTATGAGTTACTGGATGTTACTGATGCTTATGTATATCACCCTAAGCCTGAAACTATAGAGGCTGAAGATGGAAACACCGAAACTGGAGTGCATGTGTCTAGGGCATCACTTAGGGGTGAGGGGGTACTTAAATCTGATGAATTAAGTGATCTTTATGATAGAGGATTCTATATCTGGAAAATAAAATGGAAGGTCAAGGAGAACTTGGCAGATCCAGATATATTTGAGCTTGAGGCCCAATTTGGTGATCCTCTCAATTGTACTAATTTCTCATATTTAGTTAAGGGAGTCAGAAAATATAAGGCAAACGGACAATATTTCAGTAAGCCGCAAAAACTCTCTGGTAGAGAAACTGAGCGATTCAATAAATTAATTGAAAATAGAGCTTATTCTATTATAATGGAAATCAGCTAATACATCATAAGGAGTGGCTATGTCACAATTAAGATTGAAGTGGATGAGATTGAAAATCAGGACCAGCCCTGAAGCTGTCTTTGATTTTATCAAAAACACGCCTTATTCTGATGCTATTGGTGCTGGTTTTACTAAGTATGAAACCATTCATAATGGTATGACTGCAACTTTCAATAAAAAATCTGTTGTTTTAGAGCCGATTGCCGATCCATTTGGTGAGGTGCTGGAATTCGAAAGGGTTGTATTTGATCAGATTAGTTTTTCTATCCAAACCCTCAGCAATAAGATATGTTTGTTAACTTTTTACAATCCTCCAAAAACAGTTAAACCTTTTATCGATTTTTTGTCTCAGGCCGAAGGGTTAAATGTTGCTTATGGGAATTTAACCGTAGATCTTAAAGCTTTCATGAGGGTCATTCGAGAAAATTTCGGCGTAAAGGTGTTTGGCATTTCCAAAGTGAAGGTGTCAAATCTTCCTGTTACTGAAAAAACAAGAGCATGTTTGGAATTGAATTCTAGCGGCGATGCTTTGCATGATTTGAAGATTTTTGTTGGGGATAGTGAATTCAAGCTCGATAAAATAAAAGCAGGAGGGTTTTACCTTGATTCAAAGATTAGTTTTGAATTAACCAGTGGGGCTTCTGCAGTGGTTCCTGATGAGCATTTTTCGATTTTCAATGATGCTATTTCATGTATGGAAATTGATAAATTTTAGGGGCGATGGTGTCATCGTTATATGATGGCACCATCTTTTATAATAAAATTAGCTTATGTCGTCGAGTGTATATTTCGCAAATCTAATGACTTCATCCCCTAACCATTCATTGAGTTCTTTAATCCTTTCTTGAAGGGGTATTAATTCATTTCGTACAAACACGCGGCTGGCCTTTTCCACATCACCAAAGCCGCCGGTATTGTTGGGGATGATGCCCATCATCTGCGGTGGCACGCGGTGCGCTGCCATCATGTCATCGCGGCTAACGTTCTTGATGTTAAGAAACTCATCCTTTGCCGCAACTTCCGACAACGGGATGATCTGGATGCCGTCCTTTTTACCATTGGGCGAGTACATAAACAGGTTGCGGAAGTTGCCCGGCCCTTTGGCGCTTTTCATTGCCTGGCGGATATTGTTCACGTCCTCCTGATTCTGTGCTGCATCGGTCATATACATGATGAACCCCGCATGGCTGCCGTTGATGTAATACTTCCGGCGGAACAGCGTTGCGGACTCGTTGAGCAGGGTTGACGGAATGGCGGAGAGATAGCCGGGCAGCCCGTAAATCTCTTGGTTAATATCCGGCTCCATAAGGTGAAAGATGTTGCCCTGTGTAAATTCATAGGGCTGCGTGGTCAGGTCGTACTGCACAAACCAGTAGGTGTCGAGGTCCAAGCCACGGCGTGTGTACTTCGCCAGTGCTGGCTCCAGTGAGAGAACGCCGCCGAGCCGGTTGGTGCGCTTTTCCAGATAGGCGTTACCGAACACCAGATAATCTTGGACGAAACGGGCAAAAGCCTGCTGGCTGAGCAGGCGGTGCGGGATGTACGTACTGCTGAGAATGTCACGCTTAACCGCTATCGGTGAGCTGTGATGCACAGCGGCGCGGTAGGTTCGCGCCAGCCCGTCAAAGCTTACTGGCGGCTCATACCATCTGTCCATCTGTACGCATTCCACATAGTCCAGCAGTTCGCGGCGGTCCAGTACCGGGATCGGATCGCCAAAGCTGAACGCTTCGGCGTGAGTTGTATTCTTCTGCTGTTCGGCCTCCTGCACTGGCGCGGTGCTGGTCAGGGCGTCGTGTTCACTCATCAAAAAATCTCCACAATATTGCTGGTATTGGCGGCTTCGCCCTGCAGCGGTTCGTTAAACAGTGCGTGCATCGTTGCCCAGGCCAAATCTGCGTGGCTGGCTTCTTCGCTGCGGCTGGCTTCATAGGTTGGGCGGTTGCCGCTGGCGGTGGTGGCCCGGCGGATAGCCATAAAGGACTGCGCAATGTCGGTATGCCCGGCGTCAAACTCCAGACGGCGGTGGCTGATAATGTCGTACGCCTTGAGCACCAGGGCGTTTTTGACGTTGGGGTTGTAGACAAACTCTCGTACTGCTGGAAAAAAGTCTTTTACGTTCAGGTAAACACCGTGACCGACGCCGGTCGAGTCGATGCCGATATAGGTCACGTTGTACTGCTGTGTCAGCTTTTTAATGGCGTCAGCCTGGGCGCGGAAGTCCATCCCACGCCACTGATGACGCTCCAGAATGCGGAACTTTCCGCCCGGTACAGTGGGCGGAGCAATAACCACACAACCTGCGCTGTCACCGTTCTGCGTACCTTTCGCCGGGTCATAACCGATCCAGACTTCGCGCCAGCCAAACGGGCGCAGCGCCAGCGCCTGAAAATCGGTCCAGACTTCCCAGCTGTCCACCATGCACGCCTGCAGTTCGCTGAGCGGGAATACTGACGCCAGATCGTCAATAAATTCGCACATCAGCAGGTTCTGGTATTCGTCCGGGCTGTACTCCATGCGCAGCTGGTCGAGGTCGAACAGGTTACAGCCGCCGCGCACCGCATCCTCCACGGTGACGATCTGGCGGTACTGTCCGTCAGGGCAGAGCAGGCCGCGTGCAAGGTTGCTGTGGGTCAGGTCAATATCTACCTTGTCCGCTTTGGCTCGGCCCCGGTTAAACAGCGCGCCGGACCAGAACGGATAGGCACTGTGGGTCAGGCTGGACGGCGTGGAAAAGTAGGTTTGTCGCCATTTCTTGTGAATGGCCATACCGGAGGCAACCTTGCGCAGCTCCTGGAATTTCGGTATCCAGAAATATTCATCAAGGTACAGGTTGCCGTGGTAGCTCTGCGCCGTACGGGCGTTGGTGCCGAGAAAGTACAATGCTGCGCCATTGGGTAGCACCATAGGATCGCCTTTCAGCTCCACCTCAACTTCTTTTGCAAAGTCGATGATGTACTGCTTAAAGACGTGCGCCTGTGCCTTACTGGCAGAAAGGAAAATCTGGTTGCGTCCGGTCAGCAGGGCGTCAATCAATGCTTCACGGGCAAAATAAAACGTGGCGCCAATCTGGCGCGACTTGAGCAGATTACGGATGCGGTTTATTTTTCCTGCTTCAAACCAGTGACGCTGATAGTCGAACATTGAGGCGTGGAAGACTTCTTCCAGCTTTTCGATCTGTTCGTCGGAGAAAACGTTCTTTTCCGGCTGCCTGCGCGGACCTTTGTTACGGTTGGCTACTTTCGGGTTTAAATCTGCTTCGTTCCCGCCGTCGTTAAATTTTCCGATCCGGGCGTGACGCTCTGACTGGCGCGCCAGCAGGTCAATTTCCTTGAAGTCTTTCCCTTCTTTCTGCTCCTTCATGATGAGCTGGCAGTAACGTGCGGCGGTGGTGAGCTGCATCTGATCCAGCGGCCCATAGTCGCCCCACTTGTCGCGTTTTTTCCAGCTGTGAACGGTTGCAACTTTTTCGCCCAGCATTTCAGCAATGCGGGCTACGCGGTATCCCTGAAAGTACAGCAGCATGGCCTGCCGACGGGGATCGAGGTCTGCGGGGGTCAGTGTCGTGTTCATGGCCCAAACATACGGCCTTGGATGGCGGCTTTCCCCGGCTGCGGTTTGTGTGGTTTACCGTACAAATACAGCGCGTTGTCTCACTCCCCCCATCACCGCAAACATAAGACTCCAGTAAGTTATTTCTAACGGAGCACGGCTCATGACAGTGAAAGCAAAGCGTTTCCGCATCGGGGTGGAAGGTGCCACCACTGACGGGCGCGAGATCCAGCGTGAATGGCTGGTACAGATGGCTGCCAGCTACAACCCGACGGTCTATACCGCGCTGATTAACCTTGAGCACATCAAGTCTTATCTGCCGGAGAGCACTTTTAACCGCTATGGCAGGGTGACGGGGCTGGTTGCAGAAGAAATCCAGGACGGCCCGCTGGCGGGCAAGATGGCACTTTATGCCGATATCGAACCCACTGACGCCCTGGTGGAACTGGTGAAAAAAGGCCAGAAGCTTTTCACCTCCATGGAGGTCAGCACGAAGTTTGCCGACACCGGCAAAGCCTACCTTGTGGGGCTGGGTGCGACGGACGATCCTGCGAGCCTTGGCACCGAAATGCTGGCTTTCAGCGCCAGCGCCGCACATAACCCGCTGGCAAACCGTAAGCAGAACCCTGAAAACCTGTTTTCGGAAGCGGTTGAAACGCTGATCGAACTGGAAGAAGCCCAGGACGAAAAGCCGTCCCTCTTTGCCAGCGTCACCGCGCTGTTCACCAAAAAAGAGCAGACCGACGATGCGCGTTTCTCCGATGTGCATAAAGCCGTGGAACTTGTCGCCACCGAGCAGCAGAACCTGAGCGAGCGCACTGATAAATCCCTGGCTGAAAACGGTGAGCGCCTTTCCGCGCTGGAGTCCTCCCTGCAGGAACAGCAGACCGCCTTTGCCGAGCTACAGCAGCAACTGAGCCGCGAAGACAGCCGCAAGGATTACCGCCAGCGCGCGCCGGGCGGTGACGCACCGGCAGGCACCCTGACCAATTGCTGATGGAGCATAAAACCCGATGAAAAAGAAAACCCGCTTTGCCTTTAACGCTTACCTGCAGCAGCTGGCGCGCCTGAATGGTGTGGATGTTGAAGAACTCTCCAGCAAGTTCACCGTGGAGCCGTCCGTGCAGCAGACTCTGGAAGACCACATCCAGCAGTCTGCTGCTTTCCTGACGCTGATTAACATCACGCCGGTCACTGAGCAGTCCGGTCAGTTGCTGGGGCTGGGCGTTGGCAGCACCATTGCCGGAACCACCGATACCACCACCAAAGAGCGCGAGCCTACCGATCCGACGCTGATGGAAGACGTGGAATACAAATGCGAGCAGACCAACTTTGATACGGTGCTGACCTACGCAAAACTGGACCTGTGGGCGAAATTCCAGGACTTCCAGGTGCGTATCCGCAACGCCATCGTCAAGCGTCAGGCGCTGGACCGCATCATGATCGGCTTTAACGGCGTGAAGCGCGCCAAAACCTCCAACCGTGCTGAAAACCCGCTGCTGCAGGACGTCAATAAAGGCTGGCTGCAGAAAATCCGCGAAGACGCGCCGGATCACGTCATGGGCAGCAAAACCGCAGAAGACGGCACCACTACTGCAGAACCAGTAAAAGTAGGTCCGGGTGGTAAGTATGTAAATCTTGACGCGGTGGTGATGGATACCGTCAACGAGCTGATCGATGTGGAGTATCAGGATGATGACGAGCTGGTTGTTGTCTGCGGACGTGAACTGCTGTCTGACAAGTATTTCCCGCTGGTCAACAAAGAGCAGGACAACAGCGAGAAAATCGCCGCCGATCTGATCATCAGCCAGAAACGCATGGGCGGCCTGCAGGCTGTGCGCGCGCCTTTCTTCCCGGCAAATGCCCTGCTGATCACCCGTCTGGATAACCTGTCCATCTACTGGCAGGAAGACACCCGCCGCCGTTCAGTTATCGACAACCCGAAACGCGACCGGATTGAAAACTTTGAATCCGTCAACGAGGCGTATGTGGTCGAGGACTACCGCTGCGCGGCGCTGGTAGAAAACATCGAAATCGGTGATTTCAGCGCGCCTGCCGCACCGGAAAGTGGGGAATAACGCATGAGCCTGAGTCCCGCACGGCAGCACCGCCTGCGCATTCAGGCTGAACAGGCCGCCCGTGAGGGCGGCAGTGTTCGCCATGCGTCGGGCTATGACCTGATGCTGCTGCAGCTGGCAGAAGACCGCCGCCGCCTCAAGGGCGTCCAGTCCACGGTGAAAAAGGCGGAAATCAAGGTGGAACTGCTGCCGAAATATTCCGCCTGGGCGGAGGGCGTGCTGGCTGCCGGAGGTGCGCAGCAGGATGACGTGCTGATGTACGTGATGCTGTGGCGTATCGACGCCGGTGATTATGCCGGTGCGCTCGAAATCGGGCGCCATGCGCTGCGCCATGGCTGGGTGATGCCTCTGGGCAACCGTAACGTGCAGACCGTGCTGGCAGAAGAAATGGCAGACGCGGCGCAAAGCGCTCTGCTTGCCGCTGCCGGTTTTGATGCCGATCCGCTTCTGCAGACGCTGGACCTGACCACCGATCTGGATATGCCGGACCAGTCGCGGGCGCGCCTGCATAAAGCCATCGGTGCTGTACTGAGCGAAAGCAACCCGGCGTCTGCCCTGAATCACCTTAACCATGCGCTGCAGCTTGATCCCCGCTGCGGTGTGAAAAAAGAAAAGCAGCAGCTGGAGCGCAGACTGCGCAATGACAGCCGCTAACGAACGTGCCCCGCGCACGGGCGGCACGGGATGGCGAAAGGCACTGCCACATCAAAATTCCGTCCACCGCCCACTTATTCAGGAGAACGCCGCATGAAGTTTGTTGCGCCAGAACAGGCACCGGAACAGGCGGAGGTCATCAAAAATACGCCGTTCTGGCCTGATGTGAACCTGTCGGAATTTCGCAGTGTGATGCGCACTGACGGCACGGTGACGCAGCCGCGTTTAAAGCAGGTCGTGCTGACGGCGATCTCTGAGGTTAACGCTGAGCTGTACGACTTCCGCAACCGTCAGCAGATGCTGGGCTGGCGGACACTTGCTGAGGTTCCCGCAGAAATGCTGGACGGTAAAAGCGAGCGTATCCGGCACTACCACAACGCTGTTTTTTGCTGGGCGCGCGCTGTGCTTAATGAGCGTTATCAGGACTATGACGCCACGGCGTCAGGCGTGAAGCGAGGGGAGGAGCTGGCGGAGGCCAGCGGCGATCTGTGGCGTGATGCCCGCTGGGCCATCAGCCGGGTGCAGGATGCACCGCACTGTACGGTGGAGCTTATCTGATGAAAGTGCGTGCGCATCAGTATGACACGGTGGACGCGCTTTGCTGGCGTCATTACGGGCGCACGCAGGGTGTCACTGAGCAGGTTCTGCAGGCAAATCCGGGGCTGGCTGAGTACGGCCCATTTTTACCGCACGGGCTGCAGGTGGAGCTGCCGGACATTACGGCGTCAACCACGGCGCAGACCGTCCAGCTATGGGACTGAATTATGACGCTTGAACGAATCAGCGCCTTTATCACTTACTGCATTGCCGTGCTGCTGGCATGGCTGGGCGATCTGTCGCTCAAGGATGCGTCAACGGTTGGCGGCGTACTGATTGGTGTGCTGATGCTGGCTATCAACTGGTACTACAAACACCAGTCTTTCAAATTGTTACGTGGCGGCAAGATTTCGCGGGGGGAATATGAATACTTCAATCGTTAAGTGCTGCCTTGTCGGGGCAGTGCTGGCTATCGCAGCCACGCTGCCCGGATTTCAGTCGCTTCATACCTCCGTTGAGGGGCTGAAACTGATCGCCGATTACGAGGGATGCCGCCTGCAGCCTTATCAGTGTAGCGCGGGCGTCTGGACTGACGGGATCGGCAATACGTCCGGTGTGGTGCCTGGAAAAACCATCACGGAACGGCAGGCGGCGCAGGGACTTATCACCAATGTGCTGCGCGTGGAGCGGGCGCTGGAAAAATGTGTGGTGCAGCCGATGCCGCAAAAGGTCTATGACGCGGTGGTGTCGTTTGCTTTCAACGTGGGCACCGGCAACGCCTGCAGCTCCACGCTGGTTAAGTTGCTGAACCAGCGGCGCTGGGCGGATGCCTGCCATCAGCTGCCGCGCTGGGTATATGTCAAAGGTGTGTTTAATCAGGGGCTGGACAACCGCCGCGCGCGGGAAATGGCCTGGTGCTTAAAAGGAGCCTAACGGAATGAAAAAGAAAGTCATGAGCGTTTTTTTCCAGCTGGCATGGGCTGCGCTGTTGGTAATCAGCCTGCTGTATCCGCGCAGCGGTGCGCCGGTTCTGGTTGGTGCGTCTGTCCAGGTGTCATGCTTCCTCGCCTGGCTGCTTGCTGCGCTGTGCGCTGTCGGGTGGTTCGCCGGAGATCGGGCGCGCGATGAGGTCAGGGCGGCATTAATCAAATTCAGGGCGCACCCCGTAAAACCCGTGCGTACATGGGCTATCAGGCTGCTTATTGTTCTGTGCCTGGCGTTTTCGGGATGGGTGATCACCCTGGTGTTTTACCTGCTGACGCTGGTTTTGTATCAGATTGCCCGCTCGCAGCTTCATGAGCCGATGGCGGCCTGATGCGTGCGCTGGCGGTAGTGCTGGCGCTGGCACTTGCGGCGCTGGGCTGGCAGTCGTGGCGGTTAAACAATGCCAGCCACACCATCGAAACGCAGGGCGCGGCGCTGAAAAGCAAAACGCAGGAGCTGACGAAGAAAAACAGCCAGCTGATCGGCCTGTCCATTCTGACCGAAACCAACAGCCGGGAGCAGACGCGGCTTTATGCGGCTGCGGAGCAGACCACCGCACTGTTGCGAAGTCGCCAGCGCCGGATCGAGGAGCTAAAAAGTGAAAACGAGGATTTACGCCGCTGGGCTGACACTCCTTTGCCTGCTGACATTATCAGGTTGCGGGACCGCCCGGCCCTCGCCGGAGGTGCAGCTTACCGTGAGTGGCTGTCCCAGAGTGACGCAGTGCCGCCTGGAAAGGTCAGCGCCGCGCAGTAACGGCGATCTGAATGCGGTGCTGGATGAAACCGAGGCCGCCTGGGCGGTCTGTGCTGACAAAGTGGACACAATTATTGCGTGTCAGGAGCGAGACAGTGAACAAACCGCAGTCCTTACGCAGCGCCCTGAATAAAGCGGTTGCCTATGTCCGGGACAACCCGGACAAGCTGCACCTTTTCGTTGATAACGGATCACTGGTGGCAACAGGAGCCAGTTCCATGTCATGGGAATACCGCTACACCCTGAACGTGGTGATCGAGGATTTCAGCGGCGACCAGAATCTGCTGATGGCCCCAGTCCTGCTGTGGCTCAGTACCAGCCAGCCGGACGCCATCAACAACCCGGATCTGCGCGAAAAACTGTTCACCTTTGAAGTGGATATTCTGCGAAACGATGTGTGCGATATCAGCATGAACCTGCAACTGACTGAGCGTGTGCTGGTCAGCACTGACGGCAGCGTGTCAAGCGTTGAAGCGGTGCCGGAGCCGGACGAACCCGAAGAAATGTGGACGGTGAAACGTGGATGAGCTGCAGAAGGTTGATGACTGGCTGACGGCGCTGCTGGCGAATCTGGAGCCTGCCGCACGCAACCGTATGATGCGGCAACTGGCGCAACAGTTGCGCCGGACGCAGCAGCAGAACATCAGGCTGCAGCGTAATCCTGACGGCATCGGCTATGAGCCGCGCAGGGTGACAGCCCGCAGCAAGAAGGGACGTATCAAACGCCAGATGTTTGCAAAGCTTCGCACCACAAAATACCTGAAAACCGCCGCCAGTGCGGACTCCGCCAGCGTGCAGTTTGATGGCAAGGTGCAGCGCATTGCCCGTGTTCACCATTACGGCCTGCGTGATCGCGTCAGCCGAAAAGGCCCGGAGGTCCGCTACGCAGAGCGCCGCCTTTTGGGCGTGAATGATGAGGTGGAAACCATCACCCGTGACACTCTGCTGCGCTGGCTGGCGGGGTGATCTTTGTGCCACTGCTGGCACAAGCGCCCGCGCTGCCTCCCTTTTCCCTCTGATGGCAACCTTTCGTTATGAATGCACAACTGACCGAAATCATGCGCCTTATCACCAACCTGATCCGCACCGGCACCGTGACCGAAGTGGACCGGGAAAACTGGCTGTGCCGGGTGAAAGTGGGCGAGCTTGAAACTAACTGGATTAACTGGCTGACGCTGCGTGCCGGTGGTGCCCGTACATGGTGGTGCCCGTCGCCGGATGAGCAGGTGGTGGTGCTGAGCATGGGCGGCAATCTGGAAACCGCTTTTGTGCTGCCCGCCATCTACTCCAATCAGTTTGCGCCGCCGTCGGATTCTGTGGACGGCTGCGTGACGGAGTACCCGGACGGGGGCTGGTTTGAGTACGAACCCGCCACCGGGAGGTGGCATGTCCGGGGTATCAAATCCATGGTGATCGAGGCGGCGGACAATATCACCCTAAAAACCGGTGAGTTTGTGGTGGAGGCTGACACAACACGCATTAATAGCGAGGTGGTGATCAACGGCGGCGTCACCCAGGGCGGCGGCGCAATGAGTTCTAACGGGGTCGTGATGGATAAACACGGTCACACTGGCGTTAAGTCAGGCGGGGATACATCGGGAGGTCCGGTATGACGTTGTATATCGGTATGAGCAGGAATGACGGGCAGGTCATTGCAGATACCGACCATCTGCGCCAGTCGGTGCGGGATATTCTGCTGACGCCGCAGGGCAGTCGTCTTGCTCGCCGGGAATATGGCTCCCTACTGTCAGCCCTGATTGACCAGCCGCAGAACCCGGCACTGCGCCTGCAGATTATGTCTGCAGTCTATGTGGCGCTGAACCGCTGGGAGCCGCGCCTTACGCTGGACTCCATCACCATCAACGGCAATTTTGACGGCTCTATGGTGGTTGAGCTTACCGGGCAGCGCAACAACGGCGCGCCGGTTTCACTTTCGGTAACTACAGGAGCAGACAATGGCAGTGATTGACCTTTCCCGGCTGCCCGCGCCGCAGATAGTGGACGTGCCGGATTTTGAGACGCTGCTGGCTGAGCGCAAGGCCGCTTTTGTGGCTCTTTATCCTGTGGATGAACAGGACGCGGTGCGGCGCACGCTGGCGCTGGAATCTGAACCCGTCACCAAGCTGCTGCAGGAAAGCACATACCGCGAAATCCTGCTGCGCCAGCGTATTAACGAGGCTGCGCAGGCGGTGATGGTGGCCTATTCGATGGGAAATGATCTTGAGCAGCTGGCAGCCAACTGCAACGTGAAACGCCTGACTGTAGTGCCTGCTGATAATGATGCAGTACCGCCGGTCGCCGCAGTGATGGAAGATGATGAGGCGCTACGCCAGCGCATCCCTGCTGCGTTTGAGGGGTTGTCGGTTGCTGGCCCGACGGGAGCCTATGAATTTCACGCCAGAAGTGCGGACGGACGTGTGGCAGATGCCAGTGCAACCAGTCCGGCACCTGCAGAGGTGGTGCTGACTGTCCTGAGCCGCGAAGGCGATGGAACA